TTCACCGAGTGGACCTTGCCGTCCGCTGCCGCAATGGTCAGCGACGTGCTGACCACGTGCGCCTTGCTGCCGCCGGGGAAGTAGACCTCGGGCCACTCGACCTCGTCGAGCACCTCGATCGCTTCCAGGCTCTCAGCACTCCACGACTCGTAGGCGTCTGCGTGCAGCTTCGCCCACGCGTCCACGTCGGCCACGAAGCGCACCGGCACGTCGAACTCGAAGCCCGCAGTGACAGCCTCGCCGAGGCCAGCCGCTGCCGAGAGCGTGATCCAGCCCGTCGCGTCCGGGCCCGTGAACGTTGCCGTCACGCCCGCCACGGCGACCACCGTGGTGCCGGCGACGGGCAGCCTGATCGTGCGCGTGTAGGGTTCCGGCCCGGACTCGTCGTAGACCTTCAGCAGTCGGAACCGCGTCGTCGTGCCATCGCCAGTGCCGATTCGCTGGTCGAGGTTCGTGGGTGCCGTGTAGCCGTCCGGGTTGCTGGTGAAGTCCAGCGTGTCCTTCAGTCGCCACGAGTGCAGCGCGCCGCGCCGGCCGATCGCGAACTCCTTCAACTCGATGGCTTGCTCGCGCGTCTGGATCACCTTCGACGGCGCATAGCGGTGCCGCGCCTGCGACTGTCGCTGCAGGCGGTACTCGTGCCCGCTCGCCGTCTCCTGCACGATGGTCTGGAACCCGAAACCGAACACGCTGCCGTAGCTCAGGTCCTCGGGCAGTCGCACGTTGTGGAACGCCATGGTCAGTTGCTCCGCTGCGGCAGCACGAGGTTCGGGCCAGGGTCAGGCACCGTTGCCGTTGGCGCGCTGCGGCCGAAGCTGTTCAGGAACGTCTGCGTCAACTGCGTGGCCGCTGCGCGGAAGCCCATGCGCGCAAGGTCCGCGAGCAGGCCCGCGAGCAACTGCTTCGCGGTGCGCAGCCCCATCGCGAAGTCCGCTGCCGCGTCGCCCAGGTAGTCGCCAACCTGCCTGCTCAGCGCCGCCATCTCGCGCATGTGCTCGAGGCTCGCCTTCTCTTGCTCGGCCTGCTTCCGGTTTGCTTCCTCGATGCGATTGCGATCGTGCACGTCGATCGACACGAGGTCCGATCGGCCGTAGTAGGGGTCCCGCAGCGGAAGGCTCTCGGCACCCATCGGCCCGAGCAGGTTGCCGGTCGGTCCTCGGCCAACCGGGCGCGCAGTCTGCCGCTGACGCAGCAGGTACTCGCCGGCACCCATCATCTGCGCGCGCGAGATTCTGGTGCTCTGGCCCATGCGCCAAACGTTCTGACCGCTGGCAGGGCTGTGGCTATACGCCATCCACTCCTCGTACCCAGCCCCGGCCAGCGCCTCGCGCATCTGCATCTCGTTGAGGCCGAACACGCCAGGGGCATGACGCCACTCGTAGGACTCGCGCTGCGCTGCGTCGATGGCCACCAGAGCGTCGATCGTGCCGGCCACCGACTGGCGCGGGTTCGGTTGCCCGTAGCCCGTGCGCAGCGTCATTTCGCGAGTCATCTCCAGCATCGAGTTGAGCGCGGCCGACGTGTCCTTCACTTCCTTGCCGGCGTCCTTCGTCTTGTCGCCGAACCACGATATCGCCATCGAGGCCATGCCCAGCGCCGTGACGAGCATCATCAGCGGGTTGGCTTTGATCGTCAGCCAGAGACCCTGCAACCCGGTCACGGCCACGCGCGACGTAGTCTCGATGGCTCGCGTGCCGATCTGGATTCCCATCATGTCGCGCACGGCCTCGGTCGACACCGTCTTGACCGTGCGCATGTTCGTGCTGAGGTCGCGCAGCACGTTGCTGTAGCTCGCCAGCATCAGCGTGGACTTGGCTGCGCTGCGCAGCGCGCCGTCGAGCCCCTTGGTGCCAGCAGTCACGCCCGCGATGCTGCTCTCCAGGTGCGCGAGCCCGGCCGTCAGCTTCAGCCCGCCCTTCGCCGCACTGAACGACTCGTGCATGGACGCGCCCGTCGTGCGCACCTGTTGGCTTACGACGCCGAGAGCCTTCTCGGTCTCGTAACTCTTGGCGATGATCGACTCCATCGACCGCTCGGCATCGCCGGCCCCGGTGTGCATGCCGGACGCGTCGATCGCAAGCTCAAGAGGGATGACTGGCACTGGCCTGCTCCTGCGATTCGGTGGTCGCCTTGTCCTTGGTCGTCACGCTGACGAGGTAGCTTCTGAACTCGTTCTCCATGTCGGCCAGCAACCGCACCCAGCGCATGCGCTGCGGTCGCTCGACCTCGAACAGGTCGAGGCAGTCCACGACCGAGAAGTCGAGGCCGTTCAGGTTTGCCGCGCCACGGAAGGACGACAGGAGGAACCACGCATTCCAGATCTGCGCGAGGTCAGGCAGCAGGCGCGGCCGCTGCGTCAGCAGTTCCGGCTGTGGCTCGCCGCGACGCGCTCGCGCCTCGGCTACGCGCTCCAGATGCCGCTCCTTGCGCCCGTGGCGTAGCTTCCAGCGCAGGAGCGAGGTCAGTTTCCCGAGGCTGTCTGCTCGGCATCGGCCAGCAGCGAGGTTTCGTTGTGGATCCACAGCTCGATGCGTCTGCGCAGGTTCTCCCAGACGGGATCCGTCATGAACCGCTCGGCCTGCTCGACCGAGTACGCGACCGGCGCAGGCGGCGTGCCCATCTCGACGTTGACCCAGTCGACCAGCGTCGTCTCCGCGACGGCCTTGCCTCTGATGCTGCGCGCCGTGGGCTCGTCGAGCTTGCCACCGCGCAACCGGATCGCGACGTAGGGCTGCATGCCCGCCAGCTCGGCTGCGTCGAGCGCGACGCTGTGGGGAACGATCTTGAAGCATGTTCGCTCCTTGTGCGGCACGTTGCCGGGGCACGGCGTGTTCGCGAGCAGATCCCACCAAACGCCTTTCAGCTTGGCAGGGTCGACCATCCAGAGGTTCAGGTTCATGCGGCGTAGAACGTGAGGCGTGCGGTAACGAGTTCCGTCGTGTGCAGTTCGGCCTGGAAGCGCAGCCGGGCCATGTCGTCCGTGTTCTGCCGGTCGGTGCTTTCGGTGCCGTCCGTCCACTTCACGGTCGGCAGCGACAGGCTGCAACCGTTGCCGGCTTCGTCCTGCATCGCGATCAGGATGGCCGTGGCCGTGCCGGCCTCGAACTTCGTTAGCTCGGTCCACGAGTCGAGGTACATGTCGATGCTGCCGGTGACCGTGAACGTGCCGCGCCCGAGCGACGTGGGGCCGCTCGTGCCGACCTTGCGTCGCATGCGCAGGTTGTTGTTGATGTCGAACGTCGCCGACATGACTTCGTATTCGGTGCCACCGATGCGCAGCACGGGCACCGACGTGTTCGTCATCGTCGCGTAGTTCGTCGGGTCCGTGTGCCCGCTGCCACCAAACGTCACAACGCCGCGCTCGCTGTTCATGCCTTCGAGTTCGAACGCGACCGTTGTCAGTTGCTCGTCGGCCACGCGGATTCCCATCGAGGCCACGCCCATGCCCCGGAAGATGTGGAACAGTGCCGCGTCGAGTCGCGCGTGCTCGATCGAGAAGTGCTTGTCCGTCGTGCCGTTCTTGATGCGCGCACCGCGCAGCACCTTGTAGCCGGTGCCGTTCCCCAGCGTGCCTTCGACGGTGATCATGTGCGCGCCGACGTTGACGTTCGTGACCCGGTAGTAGCCGAGCAGCACGTCGCCGCTCGTGCGCACGCGCACGATGTCCCCCACCTCGCAGATGGTGTCGAGGTCCGGCGTGCCAGCGGACAGCACGTTCGCGGTGCACGAGACGCCGGTCGATTGCGTGGCCGCCGCCGTGAACGTTGAGCGGAACGCGCCTGCGATCAGCAGCCCCAGCCCTTCGGTGGCTGGCGCGTACTGCAACTCGGTCGCGATGCCGCCGGTCACGCCGTCGCTGGTCTTGTGCACGCCCTGCACGTTCGCGTCAGAGCGGATGATCTCGCTCGCGCGGTAGCCAACGGCATCGCGCAGCGTGACGTTGGTCTTGGGAACGACGAGCATCGCGCCGGCCGGCTGCGTGCCCGGCGTGACTTCTTGGATCAGAGAGGTCCTGGTTCGACTGGCTTCTGCGGCGGTCATGGTGCTGCTCCTCCAAACGTATCGGCCTCGAACGGCACGCGCACGTCGCAACGCGCCCACGCTTCTTCGTCGCGTTGCAGTTCGCCCACCGGGAAAGGCGGCTGGAAGCGGATCAAGATCGGCGGGTCACTGCCTTGCGGAACGCTCAGCAACACGCCAAGGAACGCTGCGTCGATCGCGTCAACGACCGCAAGGTGGTCTGCATCGCCGGTCGCGACGGGGACGAACACTTGCACGAGCATCAGACCTGCCGTGCGGAACCTGCGCTTGCCGACGCTGCCGGTGCTGGCCTGCCAGCGGGTCGCGGCCTGCACCGTGCAGCGCAGCCACGTGCCGCTGATCGTGTCCACGACGTGCGGCGGTTCCTGGCCGGTCAGCATCGTGAGCGACATCGGCTCCGCGACCTCGTCGCGCATGCGCTCGCGCACCGCGTTGACGATCGTGGCCCAGGTCATGCTGCGTGCCACTCCTCGCGCGTGTGCCGTGGCCCCTTCTGCTTCGCGATCACGGCGGCGATCGCGCCGGCCAGCATGCCGTTCGGTGCCTGCCTGCTGTGCCCGTTCTCCAGCCGGCCCATGTACGGGCAGTTGGAGTAGAGCACCGCGTCCTCGCAGTCCTCCATGGCTTGGATCACGATGAGCATCGCGCGGATCGTGGCGTCGCCTGTGGGGTCGCGCCGCGTGTACTGCTTCGTGGGCGTGTTGAGCGTCAGCAGCCAGCTACCGCGCGCGCGCCCGGTCTCGACCGGCGTGCGATCCACGACCTCAGCCCCGAGGTCCCAAAGCACTTCGCGCTGCCACTCGACGCCGCCACCGTTCTTCTTCGGCGAGACGTTCTCGTCGAACCAGTTGCGGAGGTTCCAGGCGAACCGCTTGTAGCCGCCGAAGCTACTCTTCGTCCCCCGCCCCGTGATGTCGGTGCCACCACGTGCGTAGGAGGCGAACCGCTTCATGCGACCTCCGTGCCGCGCGCGCACGCGACCCAGAAGCCGACCGTCACGCCATCGACGCGGTGGTGCACCACGGCACTGACCGGCCAGCGGTAGCCGTCCGCGATCACCGTCTGCCCGGTGGCTGGCACGAACGGCAGGCCGCCGCTCGGTACGTCGAGGTAGAACGCGGCGTCAGCGCGCGCGATCGTCGCGTCCACGCGCATGCGGCGCGTGAGCTTGGCGAAGTCGCTGGTCTGTACGTTGAAGGTCAGCGTGCTGCCGCCGACCCAGCGGCCATCGACCATGCGCCCACCCACGGGCACCTCGATGCTGACGCTGCCGTGCAGCAGTTGCGCGGCGTGGCGGTGCATCAGGTTGCGCAGGCGCTCGGTCATGGGTTCTCGGCGAACGCTTGGTCAGGTTGCCTCGGGAAGTCACGCAGAAGCTCCATGCCCTCGTCAACGACGACGCGGTGGCCGGTGCCCACCGCGTCCTCGGCAACGATCCGGGCCGACCCTTGCAGCAGCAGCCGCAGCGTGCCCGGCAGCATGTCGATCTCGGTCGTCACGCTGCCGAGCAGCCGGCCGTTGCTGTTGAGCAGTCGGAACCGGCGAGCCACGGTCAGATCGACCGCAGCGCCGTCGCCTCGAAGTGCACGAGCACGAGCCCGCTGGACGCGCCGATCACCGCCTCGGGCACCAGCACCACCTTGCCGATCACGATGTTGTTCGTGCCCGCGCTGGTCGTGAAGGTGTCGTCGTCGCTGGCGTAGATCGTCACGCCCGAGTCGGCCCGCGCCCAGTTGCTGCCGGGGGCCACGGTCAGCCAGACGTTGCCTTCCATCACGACCGGGATCGTCGTGCTGCCGTCCAGGCCGCCGTAGACGGAGCCGGTGCGGTTGTCCTTGTAGCCCACGGCGAAGCCGAGGAACTGGCCCAAGGCCGTGGACGTGGCGAGGATCGCGGTGCCGTCGCTGTCCTTCAGCAACGCCGCGCCCTCGAAGATGCGCAGGTTGTTCCCCATCGGGTACTCGACCTGCGCGGTGGGAGCGCCGTGGAACTCGCGCCCTTTGTTTGCCGCCAGAGTGCTCATCTGTGTTTCCTGTCTGTTTCGTGTTCGGTTGTTCGGTCAGCGTGAGGTCGTCACTGAGCCGCGCCGCCGACCTCACCGGCAGCGGCGCGGCTGTGCTCGATCACGCGAGGCCCATGCGCGCGCACATCTCGAACCGGCCGAGGACGCCGTTCGCGATGCGCTTTGCACCCATCGCGATGCGGTCCTTCCAGAAGCCGTCGAACGAGTTCTCGTCCTGGGTCTTGAACCCGTCACCGATCGTCTCCTCGGCCCAGATGCACGGCTTGATCGGCGCGTCGGTGCGGAACACGTAGAACCGCCGACCCGCCGCCACCGCCGTGCCGTTCAGGCGCACGTTCACGACCGGAACGATCGAGATGTCGTTCATGGTCTTAAGCGTGTTGCTGACGCCCGCCGACGTGAAGTCGTTCATCAGCGCCGCCTTCGTGGCGCTCCAGAACTTGGTCGGCACCATCACGACGAACTGCTTGGCGAACTCGTTCGCCGGGTCGCCGCTGTCGTCGGTGAAGCCCAGGATCGCCTGGATCGAGGCGAGGATCGCGCCCACCATCTCGGCGCTCGTTGGCGTGTCCGGCGCGGTGCACGTGTACGACAGGTTGTTGTCGACCGTGCCGCCGTGCAGGTGCGTGTCGGCGAAGAACGCCGCGCCGTCGTAGCCGTTCGCGTTGGCTTCGAGCAGCGTCGTGAACAGGCGCTGCTCCAGCGTCGCCGCCTTCTGCGCCAGCTCGCGGATCTTCAGGGCCACCTGCCCCGTCTGGTCGCGCCGCACGTCGTCCACGTCGAAGCCAAGCGTGTTTTCGAACTTGTCGGGGATGATGGACAGCTCGAAGTCCTTCAGCGCCTTCATGCGGCGCTCGCCGGTCCACTTCTGCATCGCCGGCACGCTGCTGAGCCACTTGCTCAGCTCGGTGGGCTGGGTGACGGTCAGCTTCGTCGCGATCAGGTTGACCCACGACGCGGCCTGCGTCTCTTCGAGCGCCCAGAAGTAGGTGCCGATGATGTTGCGCGGGCTCAGGCCCACGAGACCGCCGGTCAGCTTCTCGGCCGCCGTCGCGATCAGCAGCGACTCCTCGCTGCGCCCGTACATCTTGAAGCGGTGGGCGTTCCGCTTGAAGGCGAGCCACGCCTTCTCTTCGCCCAGGAACTCGGCGCGCAGCTTCGGTTGTGCCTCCCACTCGGCCTTCCACTTCTCGGGCGCTTCGGGCATCGCGGCGAACCGCTGTGCCTCGCTCTGGCCGCTGCCGTTGCCGTTGCCATGCGGGGCCGTGGCTGGCGTCGCCGGCACCGTCAGCCGCTCGCGCGTGTCGCGCAGGATCTGCGACAGCGCGTCGGCCATCGGCACGTTGTCGCGGATCAGCCGGTGGCCCAGCATCACCTGCTCGGGCGCGCAGTGGCGCAGGATGGGGGAGCAGCGCGTGCGCTCGGCGGTCTCGCGCTCGGCGGCGAGGACTTCGGGGTTGGGCAACGGAGCCGGTGCCTTCGGCTGCGGCTTGGGATCGGGCTCCGCCTGCCCTGCCGACAGCTTCGCCGGCTCCTCGATTGCGTCCTTCTTCGTCGTCATCGTCTGCACCTCGACTTCGCCGTCCTCGGCGAATGCTTCTGCGCTCGTGTCGCCGTCCGCGCCCAGCACGGTCAGCGTCAGTTCACGCAACGTCCACTGTCGGAACACCGTGAGCGGCCCGACCATCTCCTGGCCGTTGACGCTCACACGCACGTTCGGGTTGACCTCTTCGATCACCGTGGGCACCGCCATCAGCGACGCCTGCCAGGGGAACCCTTCCCGCGACTCGCTCAGCACCTGCGACGCGGCCTCGTTGCTCAGCAGCTTCCCCTTCGCTTCGAGGCCGCGCTTCGTGCGCTCGACCTTGGTCGAGTACCCGATGCGCGCCTGGGTGTCGTGGTCGAGCAGCAGCGCGAGCCGTTGGCCGTACTTCGCGCCCTCCAGGTCCAGCACGAGGCTGCCCCACCACCGCGCCATCGTGGCGCCCGTGTTCGCGACCATCGACCACTCGCGACGCACCTGCGGCTCGGGCGGCTGCCCTTCTGCTGGCTTCGGGTCGGCGAGCACCTCGAACGTCACGCCGCCGATGCGGCAGTCGCTGAGCTTGACCTTCTTCGTGGTGGTCATTCCTCGTTCTCCTCGGGCTCCTCGGCCTCTTCGGGTTCCTCGGGCTCTTCCGGGTTCGGCTCTGCGTCGTTCGGGCCACCGGCACCAGACTGGCCGGGCTGGTTCATGGTGCTCGACGCCTCGACGCGCTCGGCGCGCTCGCGCGTCAGCGTGCCGGGCTCCAGCCCGTACTCCTTCTCGGTCTCGGCCACGAACTTCAGGAAGCGAGCGCGCGCCACCACGACCTCCTCGGCATCGTAGCCGGCGCGCGCTGCCTCGTCGTACGGGCTCGACAGGTTGGCCTCGACGGCCATGCGCGCGCTGTCGATCTCCTTCGTTGGATCGACCCAGCCGTAGCTCGGTGGGATCCAGCGGTGCGCCAGGAACGCCTGCGGGTTGCGCAGGAAGCCAGCGGGGCTCGGCAGGCGACCAGCAGCGACCGCTGCGCGGATGACGTTGTGGTACCACGGCCGCGCGACGGCGCGCACGAGCAGCGAACGCATCGAGTCGAAGAACCGGCGGCACTCCAGCAGCAGCGTGCGGGCGTTGCTGTAGTTCATGCCGGCGAAGTCGCGCGTCACCATCTCGTACGACATGCCGCTGGCGGCAGTGATCGCGCGCAGCATGCGCGTCACGAACGCCTCGAACTGCGTGCCGGGGCGCTGCGGCGTGAACGGATGCACGGTCTCGCCGGGGCGCAGGTACTCGACCGTCACGCCTTCGATGAGGTCGGTCCACTCCGGGCGGCCGTCGTCCTTCGTGCCCTGGTCGAACTGCGAGAGGTCGGGCTGGCGCTGCACGACCATCGCGACGTTCGCGTTCGCGCGCGCGCTGATTAGCTCGCTGTTCAGGTAGTGCCGCAGGTGATGGCTGAAGCCGATCGAGGCTGCGAGCCACGACACGCCGCGCGACTGGCCCGGCCGCTCACGGACGAAGCAGTGCTGCACGACGCTGTAGTCGTTGTCCCACGCCGGCCACGTCAGCATCTCGCGCGGCTGCCCAGCGGCGAACGCCGAACCGACATCGCGAGGGTGCACCGGGTAGACGTGGTACTTGACGGGCCGCCCAATGCTGTCGAGCTCGACACCACCGCGGATCTTCAGCGTGTCCTGCATCGACGGCGACTCCAGGCGGTCGGTGTCGATCAGCTCGCACAGCACTTCGCCTTCGTCGAGGACCAGATGGGTCAGCACCTCGCCGTCCACCATCAGCGTGCGCGCGCAGACGCGCAGCACGTCCGACGCCCACGCGCCGTGACCGCTCGCATCGCCCACGTCCTCGGACCAGCGCACGAACTCGGCTTCGCACAGCCGTCGCCACTCCTCGCACGCCTCCGGGGTCATCTCGGTCGCTTCGGGCGTGCAGGTGCTCTGCACGGTCAAGCCCTTGCCGACCACGTTGTCCTCGAACACGCGCACCGCCGAGGCCATGTGCGCGTCGTTGCGCACCAGCTCGCGCGCGCGGTCGACCACTGCCTGCCGGTCGGCGAGCACCATCTCGTCGGCGCTGCCGCTCTTCGCCTTGCTGCGCGTCTGGTCGACGCGCGCCGCGTCGTAGTTCAGCAACTGCGCCGTGCGCATGCGCGCTGCCAGCCGCTGCCGCGCAACGTCTGGGGCGAACACGGACACCACGGCGTCAACGGCGCGTGCGACCACGCCGGCTGCCCCACGGTACGCACGCACGTTGCTGGTCACTGGAACTCCACCTTCGCTCGCCGGAACCCGCTGGACGCGCGCCACGCTGCGGCCTGCTCCAGCTTCATCATGTCGTCGACGCTGCGCCGCGTGACCTGCAAGCCGTCCGGTTGCGTGTAGGACGCCACGTCGGGCGCTTCCTCGATCGCTGCCGTCAGCGCCTCGCTGGCGCTCTCGTTGACAGCGTCGTCGACCGGCACCGTTGACGTGTTCAGCACGGACGGGTCGTTCAGCTCGATCAGCAGCTCGGCCGCGTCGTAACCGATGCGGTACGCGGCCTCGGCCCCGTAGTGGATCCGCGATGCTCCTCGCTCGACCTCGTGCAGGGTTGGCGACCACTCGATCACGCGCACGCGGTCGTCGTCCTCGGCCAGTTGCAGCGCCGCCGCGCGCATGGTCTCGCGGGCTGACGCGACGAGATGGGTGCTCTGGCCGCGCGGCGACCCTGGAGTGCTGACGTGCTTTGGGATCTGCATCAGCACGGTGCCGAGCGCCGGACCGTCCGATCGCGTCGTCAGGATGTCGCGCAGCGCATCGAGAACGACCGGCAGCTTGGTCGCTCCTGCCGCCGCCGTCGCGTCG